TACCTTGATCGATAACTAGATTAGCATATGCAGCCATTACTATCCTTTTTGTTTAACTCTTTTACTTATTTATACTTTTAATTGATTGTAATTCTTCTTTTAGCGAATCAATTTGACCTTGCTGTTCTTTAATAGCTTCGATTAATAGACCAACCATGTTACCATAAGCGACAGTATGTAAGCCGTCTTTTTCGCCAACAGCTTCGGGTAATACTTTAAGAACTTCTTGTGCGATAACACCAGTTTGTCTTGAAGTCTCAACGTCAGTACGATCAAAAGTGTAACCATTAAGTTGCTGTACTTTATCTACTGCATCTTCGATTACTTCAACGTTTTCTTTAATACTCTCATCAGAGAATGCGGTAACGTCACCAGTTGCTGTTATGTCACCAACTACGTTTGTATCGCCATCTATTTCAATAGATTGACCTTTTATTCTTATGGTTCTTCCGTCTACGACAAAACCTGCTAAGAAAACTGCGTGCTGAGATTGTAAGCCATATTGACCGAGAGAAATCGTTTCACCACCAGTTCTTTCTAACGCTGTAGTAGAACCATCATTGCGTGTTAATACATGATCGTAATCTTCAGTAGAACCAGCAAAAATATTTAAACTTGGTGCGATTCTTTCATATACTCCATCGTATCCATTACTATACGCTGCATCATCCATAGTATCAGAATTAAAATCAAGATATTTAGATGTAGCAATGCATGATCTTAAGTATTGCTTCCCGTTAATTAAACCAGTACCTTTGAAAACTGCCTCTTGCCAATATTCTTTCATTGATGTTGTTATTGAATCAAGACCCACGATGCCTGAAGAGTAGAATGGATTATCATAACTATGCGCCAGAGTGTTTAAACTAGCTGGTTCTCTTAAAATACCTATAGAGTTATTACAAAAAAGCATGTTAGTGCGATGATATTGATCTTCTACATTCCCTACACTACCAGCTGTAGCACTGACCGAAGGTGTTACCCCAAGCCGAGTACCTATACTACCATCATCGTCCACTTCAGCGTCATACCCTACAAGATAGCTCGACTTTCCAGATTCAATGCGATATTTATAAGCCAAAGGGTTCCAATCAATTTTCCAAGGGGTGTCATTGGTGTTAAGAATTGGTAGATCTGAAGAAGTTGTGGAAGAATTTGGTGGTCCTAATAATTTTACCGTTAGAGTTCCAGGTTCTCCTGTGCCAGTAGGTGTACCCAGATTGATTAGAATATCATTACCGTCCCTATCATTCTTGGTTTTAATGTAGTTAACACCAGCATTCAGAATCATTCGCGATGCATTAGTAGTTCCAAGTTGCCCTTCAAGTTCTATGCTAGGCGCACCAACCTTACTAAAACCTTGACTATGTAGATTATCAATATCAGTGCTGATTCCCGAGAGAAGATTTGCTGGGTCCGAATCCAAAAGATACCCACCGCTTAATCTTAAATCCCCCGCATTAGGTTTATTGCCAACAACAGAAGTGTCGACTACAACATTTCCTCCATGGACAGTTACATTACCGCCATCGGTATCTTCTGTTATACCATCAGCAGCAATTATTTTTCTAAATACCTCATACTCTCCACCATTGCTTAGACCACCAATTAGATCCTCATACTCACCCGCAAAAAATGGAGTAATTGTAAAATCCTTTCGTGTTCTCAAACCGCCAACTAATAAATCGTCATAATCTGCATATCTAAGCGAAATGTCCGATTTGTCCATTAGATCTGCATGCCTATTTACGGCTAATACTCTAGCAACTTTATCTTCTATCGGACCGTGAGAACCAGTCAAAGGTGGTACTAAAGGTGCACGAGGAGCATAAATACCCATAGATGGAGATGGAGGACTGCCACCTACCTGTGAGGGTTTAAGTATGAAATCTATTCTACCGCAATAGGTGGTACTGGAAGCGTTCATATTAACGCCTCTATCTATAACGGTGAAAGTAATTATAGCATACTCAGGAACATCAGGGGTGTAACCACTGCCATAATTCTCAAATGTCACGCCAGTTATAGTTCCACTAACTCGATAATCTGTAGAATCTGTATCCTCAGCCTTCGACAAAGAATACAAAACTATTTCTGATCCGTGTATATTAGAGTCTAGAGAAGCTATAGCACTCATGAACTCACGAATAGATGAGTAATTAGCATTTATACCAGCTTTGACTGCGCCTCCACTACCATTCTTTAAAAACCCGAGATTTATTTTCACTGTAGTGGATGTATTATGTACAACTTCGTTAGCATTTCTCCAATGCGTCAGGTGATCGCCTTGATCAATTGCGTCTTCTTTGTAAAAGGACAATGTATACTCATCGCCATCTAAATAATTACCATTACCTAATCGATCATTATCGGTATTAAATGCTGGGCTATTTATCAAGAAACTTTTCGGATGGTCGATATGAAGTTTTTCTAACGGAGAAACCCAACCATCGGATGAAGTATAAATTTGGACTTGATCGATGCCATTATTATAATCTTTGATGATATTCATCTGAGAAAGATCAGAGTCTGATGCTCTCTTGGTATATTTTGCGTCTAGATCTATAGTTACTACAGGGTATGTCACTGCGTCTGTTGCACTACCAACAGGAGTAAAGGTAACAACCCCTGTAGAATCGTTCCAATTCACGTCTATTAATTCATTATTGATATTCGTAAAGTTGCCATCGACCTGAGCAAAAGTCAGAGTAGTCCCTGTTGCCAAATCTCCTCTTAAATTAATTGTCGCCATTCAGTTATACCCTTGTTAGTAATTCTTGCAATAGTCCTTTGATATCGGACATTTCCTGTTTAAGATTATTTATATCTTCTTCCGCATCCTCTAATTTCTTATTCTTAGCTTTTGCGATTTTGGCTGCTGCTACTGCTTGGTTATATGCTGATTGATTCGTATTAACTATAGCATGAGAATACGGATCCCTGACGAGATCCGCATTATCCTCAACCTTTTTTGCATTATCTAAATCTATCACTTTATATCGCCAATGCTATCGCCCTTAGATTCTTAATCAAAGGTGGTTCTGATGAGTTAGTACCAAGCATCTTAATCTTAATAGCAAAGGCTGTAAACTCTGAAATATCATCTTCAGTATACTCATGTTCTTTGAACGTAACTCTATCATCTGAAGGAGATACTGGAGAATCAGTATCACCAGTGGTATTGAAGTAAGACCAGTCAAGATCATTAAAGTCCCTAGATTCATCAGTACTCAAAACCTTATACATCACTTGAACGTCTGACTGATTACCTTTAACTATATCCAATAAAACTTTCAAGGATGTCGCTGGGTTCTTCAAAGAAGCAACTTTAGTCATATAAATGGCTTCTGAAGCATCCCCTTGAGCTGTAGTAGCTGGTTTGAATACCTCTCCTTCTAGGGTAGTTAAATCTGTATCACTTTGAGTAAACGGATAAGAAGAAGAACTTCTATAGTTATCTAATCTGTTAGCATATGCTGTAATAGATTTACGCTCCAAGTCAACCACTGGTGTCAAGTTTTCGTTCGTAGAAGATAACTGCAATTGAACAGTTAAAGATTTTCCACCAATAAAATTAGTATATTCTCTTTCATTAACGTCAGAAGCGATTATTTTAGGAGACCTATACTCTACACGTTCAGTAACAGGAGTTTTCCTATAAGTGTCTATAGTGAAAGGTATTTGGTTGCCTGAAACTGAAGCACCGCTAGTCGTTTTAACACGAGTATCTATGTTTGTATCTGGATAGGATATCGTTGGAACCATAATTTGATAAGCGTCTACCAAAGCATTTTCACTAGCATATACTTTATTACCACCAAAACCGCCACTATTAGTAGCAGTTGTTCTTTCTGGGTTAGAAACCGCATTTTCATCTATATCAATAATATAATGATCTAACCCGAAAGACTTAACTTCGTGGGTTCTATTTAGATCAAGCAAACAAATACCGTTTAGCTCATATAAACTTACTTTTGCCGAAGGGAATCTATATTCTGGATCTAAACCATCTTCTGAAGCAGAAGGATTTACCCCATAGTGGTAAGTTATCGGCGAACCGCCCTCTCCTCTACGCACTATTTCTATAGTGTATTCGTCTCCATTAATTGCGGTTACTTCGCCAAAGAGAATCTCTGGGTCAGCCTCTGGATCCTCATCACCCCATTGAGCCTCTAATTTAAACCAAGACCTTTCATTTAGTGCTGGCATAGAACCGCCAACAACATCTATAATCTTAAAGGTTGCACCAGCAGTTTCTGTCGGGAAAATAGACTCATCTAAGTAACCGTAAACTGGAGACTCAACACCGCTAATCTCAACCATATTTTCTCTACCAGCAGTGATAGAATACATATGATGATCAGTATGGCTAACTTTTATCAAAGAAGAGCCACCAGTAGAAGTAAGAGGATCTGTATCTAAGTGTTTAAATGGAATTTGTATATTGTTTAGCTCAACCTCAGCAACTTTTGAAGTATCAAACTTAGCACGATATAACTTGAATTTTAGATCTTCGTAATCATAGGCAGTCCAAGTCGAGTTATTCTGAGACTTAAATAGTACACCAAGGTATGGCTGTTCATCAATAGTTACATTTCCTGGACTACTGACGTCTACTTGCCCTAATTGAGATATCCAAACAGTATAGCTAATTGAATCTGTCTGTAATACAAGACAACATTCTTGATTTTCTTTCAGATATACTGGTGATGGGAACTCAAAGGTAGTTGCCGCAGTTCCATTTTGAGAAGTAGTCACCTGAGAAGGATCTAATGTTACAGAAGCAAAGGGGAGTACCTTTCTTGTAGGTAATCCATTTACCATTTCCCTAATCTGTAAGGTTACAGGTATAGATTCATCTTTACTAGCAAAGAAAACGTCTACTTTAGTAAAGAATTCACCACCTGGAACAGAAGGCATAATAGATTGAGCTACAGGGTCATACCAACCAACTATAACCTCGCCTAAATCTCTTTGTCTTGTTACTTCAACATTTTCTTGAACCGCCCTAGTCTCAATACGACCATTACGAGTAGCAATAAATTCTTCTTGTACAGTATTCAAGATACCAGAAGCGGTATAGTTCTCTTGAGCAAAGGTATCTACTCCAGACTCCGAATTAGTTGGGCTTGATGTTAACCGTAGCAACCTAGTACCTGTCGCAAATGCAGGATTACCTTTAATGTTAGGGTCTGGAATAGTGAATATACCAGAAACGAACCCAGAAGCATCTGTCATCAAAGTCTCATCAGCATCATCAGATCTAATAAACCGTTCTACATTATTCTCGTTGTTTATGGTTCTAGTACCGCCACGGATTCTAATAGTTGCACTACAGTCATAGTGGTTTCTTGGATGCGCTTTAGCTTCAGAATAACCACTATGGTCTGATCTATAGTTAATGCCATCTACAATAAACTGACCACCTACAAGTTGACCACCATTAATCATAGCTTCTGGGCGTCTGAAGTCGTCATAATTCATAATCTCAGCATAATCGACATTAGGAATTAAGCTATTGTATAGGTTCCAATCATCAGCACTTATGTATTCGCCTCCTGGTCTAGGACTGACCGCATTTTCCCAATCAGGGTCAGGGTCGTAATTCTCGTTAAAGAATTGGATCTCAGAAATCTGTAACCCCCCAATTCTACCTTTATTTTCTCTAGTGATAAAGAAGTTTAAGAATATTTCTCCAAAATCATTTGGGGTTGGCGCAGCAGCGTCGTTAAACAAAAATTCAACTACGTCACGATCTTTTGTATTCCTAGCTGATGTTTTTATTGTTGCGATTTCATCGTAAGTTCCATTCAACTTCAGATTTTGAGAAAGTTTTATAATTTCTCTAACCCTAGAGTTCTTATCAAAGTGAATCTTTATTGCTTTGATCTTGTTCCAAACTGGACTTGAAACCTGAGTAACCGTAGTAGTTGCCCCTGCTTTAGGAGCAATCGCTCCAGAAGTTCTAACACAATAATCAGAAACATCAACGTTATCGAAGAAAGGGAATACTCTTGTGTGAGGTCTCATACCTCTTGCGGTAAACACAATTTCTTTTTGGCGCATAAATGGTATTATGGCAGAACTAATCAACTGGTCGCCATTAGAAGTAATATCAATTTGTTCCACGAGGTTAGTTTCAACACCGTTTCTGGATGCTACACCGACCTCAGTACCAACCTGCATCTGCAAAATTCGTCGCATACCACGACCGCCCCAAACATTAGGTCTCGGGGACTTGCCGATATCTTCTTCAAACCAACCTTTTTCTTTCCGTTCGCTTCCTGTGATTTTGATGTCTTCAATCACGCCAGTCCAATTAGTTACTGGGGCATCCCACACAGTTCCTAGCTGGTTTCCAACTTGAGATTCTAACGTAGAGAAGTTACCTTCAACATTAGTAGTAATACTTGGCAGTCGATTAATTTCAAACCATTCATCAGAAGATGGCTCTAGGGTCATAACCCCAGTCCAGCCAAAGTTGAGTACAGGGTTTAGGTTTTCGATAGTAGAACAGTAAGTTTGTTCAATAGAAACCACGTGTTCGTAAGGAAGCATGGCAACATTTCCTGGAGTAACAACATATCCTTTACCTGACCTTTCGGTGTCAGATGAAGCAGTTTCTTCCAAAGCAATATTCTTCATTATGTACTTTGGTCGTAAGACTCTCCTTTGCATGTCGATAGCACAACGGTAGTCTGGGTGACGCACATCTCCAGTTTTATGACCACCAAAATTATCGACTAAGAAACCAGACTTAAATCTATCGAGTCCATTTTCATCTTTAATTTGAAGGTTATCAGCTGACGCCTCTAATAAACTTAAAGAAGTGTAGTATTCTATATTGTTTATTCTTTGCTCTAAGCGACTAATATCTTTCATCGTAAAGCGTTTATTGCTATAGCTTGTAACCTCAACATCTTTAACGTTAGATACATATGGAGGCATAACAATGTCAGCCAAACGCATTGCGTTATCTATTTTTGGAGGGAATTTAGGATCTTCAGAATCTACGCCCTCAGCGTGTACAAATTCGCCCTGTGTTGTTAAGTAAATAGAATCTTGTCTGGGTAGATAGTACTCGTAATCAAAATTGAATGTAGTATCATCCCTAACAACATCTACTTTAGAAGCAGTGCTACCAGTAAAAGATCTTTCAGTATAAGAGAATGAGCCTGCAGATAATGTCCTAGAACCGTCAGACTCAGTTGTATATGCGACATCTGCTACTCTAGGTCTAAAGTCTATAGATGAACGTAAATCAAACGAACCACCATTTTGACCTGTAATACCTCTTAAAGAGTTGAACGATCCAATTTTGGAATACGATATATCTGTATATGAATCTACTGTGAAGAAATCTCCAGGACCATGAGTAAAGTAATCCATTACAATAAGTAGATCGCCAGTTGGCTTTGGTTGATTAGCAGCAAGAGTCAGTTTACCTATATCATAAAAGTTATCACGCTGACCATTATCGTAATAGTATCTTTCTCCGATAAGCGTGCTACCTGCTACCACAGTATTAATTGTAGATGAAGCACCTGATAAATTACCTGTAAGAGGGTCGTTAACTGCAAAGTCTACATTATTAACAGATACATATTTTACAGTAACTGTAGATGAACCTGATACCGAAACAACGACGCCACTAGCGCCAGAATCTGCGCCCCTAATAATCTCACCCACTTGATATGTGGAAGATCCAGAATCCATAGATGCTGTGAAGGATGGCAATACAGCATCAGTTCCAGGCGTGCCAGAATCGTAAACCGCTAGAACCCTATAAACATCAGCAACACCCAAAGAAATATCGTCATGGTGAGAAGAAGTCCCGTAATCAACACCAGAAGTAAACGGTGCTGAACCACCGTATTGTATCGGGCTTCCTTGAATAGCTGCAGCAGACTTATTACCAACTCTTAACATAACTGACTTTTGAAGAGTTTTTGTTTTTTCTGTTTGTTCAACCTTACCTATAACAGTATTAACTCTAAGTGTAGTGGTCGACCCAATACCACCCCCACCAGTTATAGTTACTGATGAAGAATCCGCAGCTATACTGAAAGTTAGATCTTCTACATCGATATTATCTCCGTTTGATAATGTTCCGGAGTTACCAGCAGAAATAACAGAAACCTGATAATTGGCATTAGATTTACCTTTAAACGATTCTCCAGCGCCACTCAAAGTAATAGCCTGATTTAATGTCACGCCTTCAAACTGTTTTGACACTGTAACATCATTTTTGGGTTGGAAATTTTCTTCAGCAGTTTTAAGAGTTTTGACGTGAGTTTGTTCTATCTCTCTAAGTAGAATGTTATTCTGCGGTTCAATAACAGAAGCTCGCAATATATTATAACCACCTTGAACAACAGAAATACTATTATCTTCATCAGATGCACTCCACCCGCCATCATCGGCAACATGCCATAATTTTAAAGTTGTTGCGTTGAGTTGTTCTTTAACGTAACGAGTTTGAATAACACCGTCAGTTCCTGTGGGTAGTAGTAAAGCATCCCCTTCATGAAGTTCTTTGGTGAATCTTGTATTAAACCCTGTTACAGTATCAAAATATTGATTCCTACAAAGGTGCTCATTTCCAGCAGAAACTGCAGAATCGTTAGGGTCAAGTAATTGACCATCACCCAAAGCAACCAAAACTGTACCCGAAGCATTGATAATAGATTCTAAAATTACATCAGCTGTGAAAGATGCACCTGACCCACCGAATAATGAGGAGTATTTGGCCATAGACTTAACACGATCAAAATCGTATTGTTTAATAGAACCAATAGTGAGGAAGTTTGTACCATCATCAACATCTTGAATCTTATTGGCACTGTTAGCAACAATGTCTAGACCTTCACCAGCATCGCTATCACTAGTTGCAATATTAGAACTTGACAGTTCTTCACCAACAATAAAAGACCCAGAAACGGAGACAAGACTGATAACTGTAGCCCCACCCTCTTCATAAGTTCTAGCGATATAACCCTTTGCCCGACTAGTTACACCTGTAATTAAGGCTCCGTCATCTACTTGGGCTGGTGCTGGTGTATCATTTGTAGATAACGTCAGTTCGGTAAACATCTGGATATCGAACAAGTAAGAATTGAAGATAGATGCTTCATCTAGCTCGCTATTGTTCCCGATATCTAAAGGACTAACTGAAGTAAAGTCCCTTACACGTGCAAGACCAATAGTTTCTTGAGCGTGATCAAAGTCGGTTACATATCTTTGTAATTCAACTGTGTCGTAATCCCCATTCCCTTGACCAGTCTTCGGCATACCTGTAACATTATTAACTTTGATGTAGTTTCCGAGCTCAACTAGAGTTGATGACGTATTTACTGTTTCAAAGGTTCTTGGTTTCCGTATATCAAGGAAGGATGGTGCTGTCGTTTCTAATTCGTAACCCCTTACATAAGACTTACCAGAGGAAATTTGTAGGGTCATTGTATCATCAGAAGCAACTTCACCTGAATTGGTAATTGTTCCTGGATTATAAACACCCTGATTAACCCCATCATTAAGGGTTTCTTTCATTTGTAATTCGTAAGGTTTGATTGTATAGTCGCCAGACTCGTCATGCGTACGTCTAGCTAGAGTTTCACCAAGAACATCATAATCCGAAGTCTTAGCTTTTGCTTGTTGTAAACCACCTACAATTCTTTGTAATTCGACAAAGTTCTCAGAGGTAGTATCTGTTATATCTTTAAATGATAGTTTAAGGTCAATGGCGTAACGGTCTGCACCACGTGCTGAATAGTTAGGCGCATTGAGAGCAGTATCTAACAAAGACTGATCTTCATCCGCAGATACTGTTGATTCTGTAACTTCTAAACCTATTCTCACGCTTGGGTTTGAAGTATATTTTGATATGATAACTCTTTGCTTTGGTATATGAACGAAATTACCTTTAACGAAAATTATTCCACTTTCAATAGAAGCAGAAGTTCCGTCCACTGTGGCATTTTCTGATATAGTAGAAGCAACGGCTTGATTACTTGAGGCTCCCCCTATTGTTGTTATGTTATTTTCTATATCATCTTCAGACCTTTGCCAAAGTAAAGATTCGCTATCTTTAAATGATGGAGTAGATCCGTCAATACCGCTACCAACATAGTTTACATAAAGAGTTATAGGGTCTGCAGAAGTTGCTTGTTCTACATGAATTATTCTTCCTTCTACACCGCTATCAGCACCTTTAATTATAATATCTTCTAGTTGATCTAGGTAACTAGAAACTTGTTGATTGCCGTTTGTAGGATTTATCTTAACAGCGTGAAACTTATTAGTAAACCCAAACTCAGCACCTGTGACTGAAGCACCCTCTTTAAATACATGTTCACCATGTCTCGCAATTTGGTTCTGAAGGATTGACTGTAGTTGAGTCAACTCACGTGCCTGAACTGAGACTCCTGGTCGAAAAAGAATTCTTTGGTAATTCTTATTCGATTCTGGGTCAAAGTCGTCGTAATACGGCTCCGTGTTATAATTGTTGGTGATTGACATTTAACGTTTCTCCGGATTTGGATTTATATTTCTAATACTATTTATCGTACTTCTAATCATTAGAATTCAATGAAAGTACGGATATTAACAATTTGTTCGACACTTTTTCTAAATGGTGTCCTATTGCTAATAAATGCCATAGAACCTGATCGGCTATCAACTTCTGGGTTTGTTATAACACTGTTGGCTGAAATATCAAACAATATTTCATTACTAACAGTTTGATACGTGTCCCCAACTTCGGGCACAGCACCTTCAGAGGGCAACAGTAGTAACGAAAACCCTTGAACCGTTTCTCCGTCCATCCAATTTTTCTTAGCGATTACCGTAAGGTATCTGCCAGTAGTTTGGTTATATATCTTTTGGTCTAATGAAAAATCATCAAGCGTAGTACTGTAACTGCTGGAGTCGCTATTGGCAATATCTACCCTAAAGCAGGTTGACCCATAACTGTTGAAATACTTACTAGGTTGAGTAACCCCAGTAGTATATTCGTCTGGGTTAAAAATCAGCCCAGATTGTCTGTAATCGTTTTCTAATAAGAATGATTGGTTTATATCATCAGTGGTTGTGACCTGAAAGCCCAATATATTAGCAAAGGATTCCCTCACTAAATCTTTACCATGACCTTCGTTGGGCGAAAGTATTACATCAGCTTGCGCTCCAGTACCACCGCCACTATCAGTTATCTGTACAGTTGCGTTAGTGTAATTCTCGCCACGATCATTTAACGTGATACCTACAATTTCTCCACCCACAATAACGGCAGTTGCAGTAGCTTGAGAAGTGCCATCACCGCTAATTTGAACCTGTGTATTTTCACTATAACCAGAACCAGAATCAATAACATAAAGAAAACTCAATTCTCCGTCTACAGCTGCAGCAGAAACATCGCTTGCTTCACTGACTATACTACCATCAGTAACAACAGCAGTAAAAACTGCGCCAGTACCTTGTTGTTGACCTTCTTGTTGATTCTGTATAGTAATATCAGCAGAAGTATAACCCTCTCCTGGATCTACGATCACAAGTGTTTGAATCGATCCATCAGGATCAACAATTGCGTCTATCTGAGCCTGTCTTGTTGGTACTTGAGGACCAGTAACAGCAACGCCAACATTTTCTTGAACATAACCACTACCACCATTAATCTTATTGAACCCAGTAACACCTGATTCATAGATAACTGTTGCGGTATTATCAATTGGTAGGTAATCTGGAGTTAAGAACTTGGCTCTAGCAACCTGACTCACTGTTCCCATGTATTTCCATATATATCCATCAGCTAATGCTCCGATATAACCTGTTGCTGGAGTACCAGTAGGTTTAACCGTTGATGGGCTATTATAATTATTTGATATGCATTTATAGATATTGAATTCATCTGTTAATACAAACATCTGAGCATCTGCAATATCCTGCGCCCCAGAGGGCGCAGGGTATAGAGAGGAGTATCTATCATCATACATATCATAAACTGTACCCGAAGACCAGTCGACACGATCAATAGCAAAAGATACGTCAGAAATAGAAACGTATTTCATACCAATAATATCAGAACGAGTTTTCGCCTCATATTTCCTTGAGGAATCAGGTGCTTCTGGAGTAGAATCACCTGTATCCCATTGATCAGTCTTACCCAAAAAGAAATATGCTCTGGTAGTTCTAGAAAGAATACCAGTATAAACAATCTGGGCTATGTTATTATGAACATCGTTCTTAAGTACAGTTGACATTATTACAGCCTATTAGCTAATTGTTACTGTCCAAGTAATAGTAATTGTATCACCAAGTTCTTTGTTCACTGGTAGGAATACAGTACGGCAAAGCATAGTACCAACATCACCTTGACCAGCTTCAACTTCTGTAGCACCAGCATTAAAGATACCAGCTTCTACTAGCGGACCACCACCTACAGTTTGTTGACCCGAAGGAAGATTAGGGTTGTAATAACCAGTTGAATCACCTGGACCAAAAGTTGCTACATAGGTAATTCTGTTATTTGGACCACCCGCACCATCGTTACTGATAACTGGGTATGAATCGAATGCCTGTCGGTCATCGTTTTGCGCACCTAAACCAGTATCTCCAGGTACTGCAGCACCTGAATCACTACCTACGCCCATATGGCTCATATCTGTTGGTAGGGTATGACCAGTACCAGTGTCTAACATTCTTTGACAAATATATGCCAAACCAGTATTTACAACCAAGTTAGGAACTTCAAATTCCTGCGTTGTAACGCCTTCTGCGTTTGTTTTTACTACTTTCAGCTGTCCAGTAACAGCTTTAGTTTTATCGTTTGTGTTCATTTTTAGATACTCTCCAAATTAAAATTTAAAACGTTTCTTCTAATGTCTCAGAAGAATACTCGTAATCGAGAGCATTTGATGTAAAATATCCTAATTCTACATATGATCTCGTTCTTATCACAGACCCATTATCTGCAGATCCTGCAGGCAATGTATCCTGGATACCTTTATTTATACTATAAATATCACTGTCTATCAAAGTTGTTGCATCACTTACTGATGCAGAATCAGATAATACTTTAGTAAACGATAAACTTTCACTATCAGACGTATTATCTATAATATCTTGTAATACTTTATTCGTCAATCTATCAACTACTTCTTCGTCTGGTGAGGTCAAAAGAACTACACGAATCCAAGTAGCATCATGGTTACCAGTGGTACCACTCTGAGATGTCCCACCACCCATAATATAATAATCTCCTGCTGCAGATGCAGAAGTATCCCATGTTAAAACCCCACTCGTTGTTGCGTTAATATTAGAGTTATAATTATTCACCATCCCTTGGTTAGTCACTCCAGTAGTGACGAGATCTGTAGTTGTGTCTGCAGTTTTAGATGTCTTAAGCCAATATCCGCTTCTGGAGGTTGCTTTTGGTAAACCACTCGAATAGTGGTAATTGAATGTTATTGTATCTCCTACATAGGCAATTATGACAGCACCTGGAACCTCAGAGACACCAACGCTAGAATTGCCCGATGTAGTTTCACCAGTACTATCGCGACCTCTGAAATATCCTGGCACATAGCCTGCGGCAGTAGTTACATGGGAACTTGGTCTGAAAGCAGAAACTCGATGGTCTGCTGACCTATCCCTATCGTTATCGGTTAATTCAGCATTGGAATCTAAAACTCTATCAGAATCACGATTAGTTTCTGGGTTCTCTCTTATCACGAAAGAAGCTTCACTATTCACTGAGGGATCTCTACCCCTAACACCAAAATGCACGTCAATAGTCATCGTTGGTGTAAAAAGCTCCAATACATCAGTTAAGGGTTTACCTATATTAGAAACCTCATCGTCAAGAACCTGTGCAGGTTCTTGAATAGCTTTACCTAATGAAATTGTAGAGTTACCCTCGACATCATCTGTCGAAATCAACAGGATATCGGTAAATAATTTCCCAGTAAGATCTATAGTAAAAAATTCATCCTCTGGGTCAATAGAAGTGCTATCTGATTGAGGAAACACACGAGAAAGCACGAATAGACTATCATTAGGTTCTGTAACTTGATCTTGAAATGCGCCTAAAGAAACAGCCTTACCTAAAGGATCTTGAACTCCAGTAACTAGAGTTTCACTCAAACCCTTAGTGAAAAGTTTATCCTCGATATCTGCTTCAACAAGACGTTCTGCACCTGTCAGATTTATTATATCAGATTGATCTTTAATAATCCTATAAATGTCTGGGTCTGCAACAGTAGTGATATCAGAAACACCATCAATAAGGCTATCTGCGAAGATCTTAACCAAAGAAATCCCTAGAAGGTCGTCATCTTCTAGATCTACTGTTTCGTTTAATATCTTACCGACATTTATAGGGTTGTCATGTAATATGTTTTGAACATTTTCCTGAAAACCTTCTTTAGAAAAATGTTTTTTAGATCCTTCATCTTCAGCATCAGCTGTAGAATCTATTAGGTCATCAGGATTTGTTGACGTTAATGGGAATTCTTTAATGAAAGATTTTGGGGTATCCTTATTGGGATCATTCGCAAGATCCGAGAAAACAGCATAAACTATTGATTCGTCTAATGTAGATTCATGAGACATATTCTTAGTGAAGTGTCGGGCATCATTATCATCATCTTCTAAATTAACTAAATCTTCTCTATCCTTAGTGAAGTGCCAATCGTCATTATCGTCACCATCTAGATCAACCTCGTCTAAATTAACTTTAGTGAAGTGCCAATCATCGTTGTCATCATCGTCTAAATTTACTATGTCTAAATTAACTTTAGTGAAGTGCCAATCATCAAAATCGTTTGAGTCGTCAAGGTTTACAACTTCTCTATATTTTTCCGAATTGCTGAAGTCCTTGAGAATAACTCTAGTTTCCTGTAGGTGTTCAGCATCAGCTGTAGAATCTAATAAGTCTGAAAATACAGGAAACTCCTTAGTGAATGCGTTTACAGGTAAATTTTCAGAAAGGAGATTAATCCTAGTTTCTGAATCTTCTGATGCTGCATTCTGAGATGGAAACTCTTTTGCGAATTCATAAGTTTCTTTTATAATCTCATCATTAACGTCAGTAAACTGTATGTAGTGAGCACCAGCTGGAGTAGACATATCCTTAAGAATAACTCTAGTCTCTTGTATAATCTCACTGTTAACATCGGTAAATTGGACATACAGAGAATCATCAGTTGACATGTCTTTAAGAGTAACTCTAGTTTCCTGTAGGTGTTCAGCATCAGCAGTAGAGTCTATTAAGTCATCTGGATTTGTAGACGTTAGCGGGAATTCTTTAACAAAAGAATAATCATCGAGGTCACCTACGTCAGTTTTATGCTCGGTTTCAGCATCATTTTCTGCTGGGAAAATTTTATCAAAATCATAAACGTCAAAGTCATCGTTTCTAGTAGAAGTCCCATCCCCACCAGGAAGTAATTCCCCATTCGACGTGTTGTCAATGAATAACTTGTTGTAGTAAAATGCTGAGTTCTCGGTCTGGGAAACGCTTAATTCGAAATTCTCATTTATGCTTTGTTCACCAAATATCTTCATACCAGCTGGGTGAACCGACTTCTTAATTAGATCCTCGAATAAATCAAAGTCTACGCCAGTTTGAATAACATAAGAGAACTCTTGATACAGGTCGTTATCCTGAATCTTAATAATATCAGAAACAAATCCTTTACGGTCAACATATTTCGGAGAGGTTACTCCGACAACCCCCGACCTAAATGTAACTTTAGCGTTTGTACCGCCAGATCCTTGTGGGGCAATTATTGATGTAAAAGATTCTGGGTAATCGAATCCAAAACTAGAAAGTTGTACCTGTTCAATTTCGCCATTAGAACCGATCTTAGAAACACGTGCATTAGCACCAGTTCCGGGACCATCTATAAGAATTGGATTATTGGCAGTTCCTAGCAGTGGCTCGGCGATTACTTCATCTATCCACTCAACATAATTTGGAGTCCCTATTACAGCTAATTGAGCATCAGCACGTGTTCCGGATATAGTTACTGTAGGGTTATTATAATTAGTACCTGCAGCGGTTATATTAAATCCAGTAATCTTACTATCTTGTATAGTTACAGTTGCTGTAGCTGCATCGTTAGCTACAATTATTTCTCCGCTCATGTCACTGTATTGAGAAGATTGATAGTAGTAAGTCCCAGCACTTGTAGGGGTAAACGAAACTGTTGCTGTGCCACGACCAGCAACAGTTGAATCTGTTATGGCGTCAGTAGTACCTGCAGCTTGCGATGTTTTAATATAGAATTCATTTTGAAGATCTTCCGAAGTATTCGTCAAGTCAAACGTTACTGTATCCCCCAAAGATATATTAATAGATGGATCGCTGATGTCGTCGACATCACCACCTCTATCTAAAGACTGATAAAACAGATAGCTGAGGTTGAGACTGTCTTGTATACTTGATTTAAATGTATGCTCTTCGGTGATTGCTAAGGTTGCCGATTGCCAACCACTAAGAGATGCGATAGGGGTTTCCCCAGTTGCAACAATTTCGGTTATTTCGCCATCTTCATTGATTGTCGCTTCTAGAGCGGGCTCATATCTTTGGAATGAATTTGCAGTGCTTGTCGCATCCCCATATCCTATCCCTTGAGATACAACGTCAAGATTCGTTATAACCTTATCTTGCACAATAGCCTTCATCTTGGGGTATCTTGGGTTGTCGTTGATAGAACCCCGATGAACAGTAACCTTGTTATTAGCTGATGCTGAATAACCAGAACCGCTATTATCTATTTGTATCTGGTCTATGACACCGCTGATCGTCTCAAACCCAGAAATGTTTGCACCCTGACCAGAACCACTATCAGACACTGTTATATTATTAAAACCACCAGCTATAACATAATCTTCACCGCCATCCAAAATATTGATAGCAGTTATAACCCCACCTACAATTACAGGTTCTAGACTAGCACCTGTTCCGTTGGGGTTTAAAATTGTAACTGTAGTGGTCGCAGGATCATATCCAGAACCGCCTTCAGTAACTGTGACTTTGTCAATCGCATTATCTTTTACAAATACCGTTCCCCCGAATCCAGAACCAATGGAAGATGTTAAAGATATAGTCGAAGAGGCTTCACTGTATCCTGTACCCCCACTAACGACTGTTACTGAACTTACTGTACCATCACCTGCTATAACAGGGGTAAGTATAGCATTATCATAAACTGCCGAAATTCTCTCAATTGGGTTCTCGGGGAAATTGTACATCAATGAAGGCAGACCAATTGATTGTATTCTTCCGTTACTAATTGTAAGGTCTACTTCATAATACTTAAAACTTCGAAGCCAAGTAAATGGAGGACTTTCAACAACAGAATTAAAGGGTGCTTTCACAATAGCTTTTGCTGACCTTATACCCTCACCAGCTGATGTGATTTCAAACCCTGTTATAACACCATCCCTTATTATTGTGTTATATGCAGCTTGATTACCGCCACCTGTATTTTCTAAAGTTATCGACCCAGAATCTGGTATGTATCCACCGATGAGCTCGTTTACGTCAATCCTACTGATACCACCTTTAGATACATCATAATAACCAGCTGCACGTTGTAATAAAAGTCTAACGTCGTCGAGGTTTATTCGACCAGTTTGAGTGATGTCCCCACGGACTCTTCCTGTAGCATAATCGCCATCAGTTTCTAGTAAGTAGTCGTGTAAAGAATTTCTTTTATTAGATTGATAAAGAGCAGCAAAGGCTGAAACGTACTTATCTAGTTGCTCAGTTCCTTGAGCGGATATAGCGGGATCGCTATCATCTTGCTGAGTAGCAGATACACCACCAACGTCGATATATGCGGTAATCCAATTTAACTCACCTGCTGTCAGACTACTTCTTAATGTGGAATTGCTATATTTAATAATTGATATTAGGTCGTCAGTATCGATCTCTCCGTCATTATCGATATCGCCTTTTTCAAATTCTGTAAGACCAGCAGTTTGTTGAATAAGCGCATATTCAGCACCAACTGCAGCACCTTCAACTCCACCGAGTAATCCGAATGACAACTTGATGACATCTACTGCAACATCTATCGGAAGCTCAACTGGACTATTTGGGTTTCCAGGATTTACTGGGAAAGTTTGATCTGTGAGACCGCTTGCTAGAGCGTAAGCATTCCACGCTTCGAATACTTCGGTTATTCTTAAAAATCTATCTGTGTCTGCGCCAGTTACGCTGAAATCAAATACATACTTTAATACCGATAATGCATCATCTGTTGAAAATTGACCGTCTTGGTCAAAGTCTATTCTTTGGTATTGATCGCCGACAGAGTTATAGGTCGGATCGCTGATACTAGTGCCAGCATATGTTGATCCAGTTGGAGTATCTAATAAGTAAGCATAAAGACCTATAGGAGAAACGCCACCTAAACTATCATAGTTATTCAACTCTGTCAAGGCTGAAGAAATCGCATCCCAGTTTACAGCTAAATTTGGAGTCGGGATACCATCTAATGTTTCTTTAAATTCTTTGACCTTTCCGTTTTCAAACTCGATACGAGTTATGACAGTTGACCCTCGGAATGTTTTGGTCGTTACAGAGCCTTTGCTTTTTATAGTCTGAGTGATAGTACCATCAGACCTTACATCTACATCTACATCTTCGACCTCAAACCTTGATAATTCAGATATTATGCTTCTGGCTGGGCTTACTCTAGATAAAGATCTTCTTCTAAACTGAGTCGGCAATCCAGCTAGTTCGTTAAAATTAGTAGATCTTATAAAATCTTTTACTTCAAATACTTCACCAACTCGGAAACCAGTACCGCCTTCTTCAATATTAGCAACCTCTGCCATGGTAGGTTTGAGAGTGGCTACCACATCCCCATATTTTATTACACTGTCAAAATAGAAGAAACCAGCAAAGTATCTTGAGACATAAACCTCGTATACATTGTTAGATTCTTCCCTTTGCTCTACACGTTTAACTTCTACGTCAAAAGTTTGTGTGGGGGTGTTAGGGAAAGTAGTTTCGACCTCAACATACTTACCGACTGTAGTGTATATGTCGCCTTCATTTAACTCTACAATTACAGAATATTCACTTAGCCAGTTACCAGACGATGCTTTTAGGATTTGTTCTTTGGGTAATTTTATTTCAATCTCTTCGCCAAATAATGCCCTGAACATAACCTTAATAGATTGTAATGAACCTTTAGCCGAATAGATTTCAGAAAGGTTGTTTATCAGGTTTTCTTGGTTAGATTCTTTATTTAATACAAACCCATAACCAAGCTCATTATATAATGAACTGAGGTAGAAGTCAGTAGCATTGCTGAGAGTTCTTTGGGTGAGGGATAAATCTACATTATGAGAGGGATTACCCTCTTGACCCATCCACTCATAATACTTTTTAAGGAATGTTACAAATTCAACAGACTCTGCTGCCAAATTGTCTGGTAGTATCTCAGGAACTCTTGTAATTTCTTTATTTGACATTTAGTGTCTCGTAAACGTTTGATAACTTGATAGTCCAGTAGATCCTAGTAGCGATACCGTGTCTAACTCGGATGTTATTTTAATTGTTCCAGTCGGTATGGTAAGCAATTGCTTATATTTAGGGCTGATATCGAAGCTGTCTGGTTTAGCATAAATGGTAATAAAGTTAGAAAGGTCGAATTTTATATTCTTTAGGTTGACAGTACCC